GGGAGGCAGGACGCGCCGGTGGGAACAACGGTAGCGTTAATGGAAGCTGCGACTCGCGTGCAGTCGGCAACGCTCAAGCGTGCGCACACTTCTTTAGACGGCGAACTGAAGATGATCGCCGAGCTCTTTGCTGAGTTCCTTCCTGATGAGCCGTACCCATTCCCTGTACGCGGCGGTCAGGGCGTAATCATGCGTCAGGACTTCGCTGACAATGTAAACATCATTCCAGTCAGTGATCCGAATATTTCCTCGTCGGCACAGCGCATGATGCGTGCGGAGGCATTGCTTCGCTTTGCCACGCAGCAGCCTGATCAGCACAATATGCGTGAAGCATATCGTCAGATGTATGTTGAGATGGGTATCGCGCCTGAAAAGATTGATCTGATCTTGCCGCAAAAGCAGAATCAGGCAAAACCACTCGACCCGCTATCTGAAAACCAGAACGCGCTGATGAAGATGCCGCTCAAGGCTGGTGAGTATCAGGACCATGATGCGCACATTGCGGCGCACGCTCCGATTGCGGCTGACAATCCAGAGTTGCAGGCTCACATCAACGAACACTTGGCACTCAAGATGCGTGTTCAAGTCCAGCAGATTATTGGTCGGCAGTTGCCACCGCCGGGTGAGCCAATGCCACCAGAAATTGAAAATCAGCTTGCTCTGGCAGTTGCTCAGGCAATGCAGCAGTTGGCTCCACAATATAAGCCACAAGCAGAAGAAGCTGCTCCAGATCCTTATGTTCAGATTGAAGCACAGAAACTTCAGATCAAAGCAGCGGCAGATCAGGCAGACAACGCAACTGAATTGCAAAAGGCTCAACTTGAGTATAAGAGTGATGCAGAAGACCGGGCAAGCCGTGAGCGCATTGCCGCAATGAAACTCACTTTGGGAGGCAGGTAATGGACGGAAGTAATATGCGCGATAAAGCCCGCGCAATGTTTGGCAAGACGTTTTTTGAAAACTCAAAGGCCCAAGCCCCGGCAAAAAATGAAGCTGTTGCCCTTCAGCAGCGCGCCAATGCACGTCCTATTCCAACCTACAAGGTTGGCGGTGTTGTAAAGAAGGCTGAAGGTGGTGCGCTGACGCCAGCCGAAAAAGCCCGCGCAGAAGCAATTATCAAACAGCGCGGCGATGCTGCGATGCGCGATCCGCTTGTTATGCGCTACCTTGATGAAAAGAATCGTCAGCCTATGGGCGTTCCCGGTGTTGGACCAAGTGCGGCAATACGCCGCGCTGAAGGTGGTAGCATTGAGGCCCAGCGCCTTGAGGCACGCTCTGCCGCTGGTGGATACAAGAAGGGTGGCATGATCAAGGAAAAGGCCACCGGCGAAATGTATTCGTCAAAGAAGGCTATGGCCAAGCATGAGGCTTCTGAGTCTGCCGGCATGGAGCGTATGGAAAAAATGAAGCCCGTCAAGCGTGCCGTTGGCGGTGCTGGTAAGACTCGCAAGGGGATGTGCTGATATGGCCGGTCGTCAATATGGAACGGATCCCTATGGGATTATTGCAAAAGGCAACCCTAGCCAAAATGGTGATGGCCTATCAGTTAATTTTGGTAGCGTTGGTAATTCTGTGCGTGACTATTCAAGCCCGGGCCGCACTGTTGGTGGAGGTGTGGGAGTCACACTATCAGTTCCAATGAAAACAAAAAGCAAGGCAAAGGGTGGCGCTATTAAAGAACCGGGCCTGTATGCCAACATCAACGCAAAGCGTGAACGCATTGCGAATGGATCGGGCGAGAAAATGCGCAAGCCGGGCAGCAAAGGCGCTCCTACTGCAGATGCATTTAAGCAGTCCGCAAAGACGGCATCGTCGGGCGACCGTCAGGTCAAAGCCTATGGCGACATGATTAAGAAGGCCGCAGGCGGCGCAGTGCAAACCTCATCCGATACCGCACGCAAGCTTGCCACCGAAATGGGTGGTATGAGCAAGGGTGGCAGGACATCTAAGATGGATGGTGGGCCAATTTCTGACAACACAATGGCGACAAAACTTGAGATGGGTCAGCCATCCAAGCTTGCCCGTGGTGGAGCAGGCAAGGTGCGCAAGGGTATGATGTCTCCGCAGGGCGCAATCCTTCAGGCAGTGAAGCCTAAAAAGGGTGTCATGTAATGCCAAGCAGGTCGAAACGTCAGTTCAGGTTTATGGCTGCCGTTTCGGCCAACCCCAAGTTTGCCAAAAAAGTTGGCGTACCAAGCAGCGTAGGAAAAGAATTCCACGATGCTGATAGAAAACAAAAATATAAATCACTACCGGAGCAAAAAAATGTCAGCGGAAGAGCTACGTCACCGCGCACTTGATGCCATTAATCAAGCGCGGGACATCGCGGTAAATCGCGTAATCAACACAACATTTCGGCCAGCCAGTATGGGTGACCGCTCAATTCCAGCTTCAACGTCAGAGGAAATCGCTTTCCAGACCGTTGAGGGGAATGCGATGGCGCGTGCGTATACGTATGCAATTGAATCCATCAATAACGCTTACAAGAGCATGTATAGTTCTGAAAGCGATCAACAGCCAGAACGGCCAATCCAAAAAGGAATATATTGATGTCAGGAGTACCGTTGAGCAACATCGAGCCTCATGAGGAGGAGATTGCACATAATCTCATTCATGAGCATTTTATTGAAATGACCGGAAAGCCATTTGAAATGCGCCCGGCCGGCTATCTTGTTGCGGTGAAAATCTACATTCGCCCTGAAGAGCTAAAGACAATCACGCAGGACGATGGCACTGAAGTGACCCTGTACCTGCCTGACACAGTTCGCGCAGAGGATAAGTATTCCTCCGTGGCAGCATTGGTGTGCGGCGTCGGACCTGAGGCCTATCAGGGTGAAAAGTTTGAACGCAGCGGGCCTTGGTGCAAGGTCGGCGACTGGATCATGATCCCGCGTTATGAATCAACAATGGTTTCGTTCCGTGGCGTGGCAATGGCTCTGCTGCCTGATGATCGCGTTATGGCTGTTATTCCGGGTCCGGAAGACGTCATGGCAGGCAACGCCGCCGATAAGTACTAAGGAGATATTTTGTGAGTGAAGAAACAGAAGATCAGGGCCTCCCGTTTACAGATGACGGCCCAACCGAAGACGTAGACATTGAAATCACTGAGGATGACGTTGGCGAAAATCTCTCAGAATTTGATGATCCGGAAGAATCCGACGACGATGGCGAGGTTGAAGTCGAAGTAGACGACGATGAGGAGGAGCCTGAAGAGGAGCCAAAGCCGAAGCGTCGCGATGAAAATCGTATTCAGGAGCTTGCGCGTCGGGCTCAGGAGGCTGAACGGCGCGCTTCAGAATATGAGGCCCGCGCACAGCAGGAGGCGGAACTCCGTCGCCAATCAGATATTGCAATGATGTCCCATTATGAGACGGGCCTACGCAACAAAGAAAAAAGCATCCGTGCAGAGCTTTCTGAAGCCATGTCATTGGGGGACACCGAAAAGCAGATCGACCTCCAGACAGAGCTCATGCAGGTCCGCAATGATCTGAATGGCGCTGCTGAATGGCGTAAGGAAGCCGAGCGGGAGGTCGCAAGGCCAGTTCAACAGCAAGCGCAGCCTGAGACTCAGCAGCCGACTCTAGAGCCTCGCACGCGTGATTGGATTGCGGCTAACACTTGGTTCCAACCGCAGTCTCCGGACTTTGACCGTGAAATGCACGAAGAAGCAACGACCTATGCGCGCAAGCTTGAGCGCAGGTTTAAAGCGGAAGGTCGCGGTGAAGAAATTGGAAGCAAGAAATACTTTGCAGACATTGATAAATATGTTCGCGGAGAGTTTCCAGAAGCGTTTGAAGGGGAGGCAACCCCAAAAAAAGGAACCCCTAAAATGAGCAGGGACAACACGGTTGCCCCAGTTGCCCGCAGTGGTGCGCCGGGGCAGCCATCACCAAATTCTCGCACGGTGCGTCTGACGCCAGACCAGCGTCGGATGGCACACAACATGGCTGATAGTGGCGCGTATAAAAAACAGAATGGTCAGCGCATGACGCATTCTGAAGCAGAAAAATATCACGCCACTTTTATCCTCAAGCAGAATAGGAAGTAATTATATGGCACGTACATCACGCATTTCCGAAAGCCGCACGGCTAACAATCGCAGCTCCGATCAGCGCGCTCAGCCTGAGACGCATTATCAGTCGAAGCTGTTTGTTCCTCAGCAAAAGATTCCCGATAACATGACATATGCATGGGTTCGTGAAACAACTTTGAATGAGCCGGATCCCGACAATATGACTGACCGCATGGTACGTGGCTGGGCCCCTGTTCCAGCCAACCGCCACCCTGAGATGGTCCCTCCCCCACTTCCGGGTTATGAGGGCATTGAGGTTTCCGTCATCCGTCGCGGCGGCTTGATGCTTTGCGAACGTCCGACACGCGATGTTGAAGCGTATCGTCAGGATCGCGATTTGGAAAACATTGAAATGCTTCAGGATGTGGCATGGACTGGGCAGAGTGACCCTAATCTTCCACGTTTTGAAGACCGGGATAGCGGCGTATCTGTTGAGCGGGTAACCGCGTTCAAGGATTAAAAGACCGGCCACAGTTGCTCAAGCTCCTGACTGTGGACTAAACTTGCCCTCGTTCCTGTTGACATTGTCCGGGAACGAGGGTATTTTTATAAATATTCGATAGTGGTCACGTATCCACTAACAACTCGATGGTGGTTACGTACCCACTAAAGCGACCGATTGCCGTTACGTACCGGCAGAAACCTTTCAACCGCATTATGGAGAAATCCTATGTCTTATGGCACGAATGCGCCCAACGGCTTTCAGCCTGTCAAGAAGCTTGACGGCTCGGCATGGACCGGCGCAACAAATACTTATCAGATTGTTACCACTTATGGGACTGCAATCTTCCGTGGCGACCCCGTCACCGTTGGTTCTAGCGGCTATCTTGAAGTCGGCGTTGCCGGCTCGGCTTGCGTCGGCGTATTCTGGGGTGTTAAATACACCGACAGCACTGGCGTCGTAAAGTTCATGAACTACTGGCCGGGCAATCCGGGCGTTCTCACCGGCTCGACCGTTGAAGCTCTCGTCATTGACGATCCCGACACGGTGTTTTCGGTTCAGGAAACTAATGGCTCTGGCCTTGCGGGCACTGCGCTTGCACTTGCTGATCGCGGCCTGAACATCAACTTCCTGTACACTGCTGGTTCCACGGCAACGGGTACGTCCGCCGTGTCAATCAACAATGCCGTAAAAGCCACCGACAGCTCGTACAACTGCAAGATCCTGCAGCTCGATCCGACTCCGGGTAACGCTGTTGGCGCTTTTGCTAACTGGCTCGTTGTCTTCAACAACCATCTTTACAAGGGTGGCGTGACCGGCGTCTGATCGGTTTAGCAGGGAGATTTAAGAAATGGCTATTAATACAACCGCAATTCGCGACCTGCTCCGTCCGGGCTTGGCCGCAGTTTTCGGCGACTA